AGCCCGAATTGTCTTGGGACTAATGCTTGTGCTGCTTGGAATCCACCTGCTCGGCCTGCTGTTGCTGGGTTAAATCCTGCCCCGCCAAACTCTGCAACGTTTCGCATGGTTTGCTCTCTGACATCTTGTGGGATTTCTCCACGCAAGTATTGGTCAGTAACATCCATTGCTTTGTTGAGTTGACCAACTGATCTTGCTCTTAAAGCTGCCGCTCCCGGTTGGAACGCTTCAACCTGCTGTCTATTGTATTCTGAAATTCTTGAGGCATCTCCAATCATTGAATCCAGATTATACTCTGGAGCTTTAACCTCGTTAATCATTTGCTGGACTTTTTGCTGTCCCTTTTTATATGATTTCGCAGCTTTACCTTGAGCTTTCTTCGCCCTATCCGCTGCTGACATGGAGATAGCCGCTGATCCTGCTGCCGCACCTACAGCAACTACACCAGCCGCAATAGCGAATCCGCTGGAGTGAAACATCTGCGAATGTTTATCGTTGCCTAATGGGTCTGGTAGAAGGAATCTCATTTGATTAAGTCGGTTCGGTTATGCCGCCACTTCTGCACCCTTGGGTCTTCCTTGGCGATGTGGGGATTAAAGTCTCTTGAGGTGATGCTGTCAATAATTTCGTCTGGATCAGTTAAGTCTGTGACATGACAGGTTATCCATATCGTGTCTTTATGAGTAGCCAGCAAACGCCTCGTTCCTGCTTCTGTGATGCCGCTGTAGCCTGTTTTATACCTATGGGCTGGGATGCCATGATACCAGACAGTCACATCACCCTTCATCACGAAGAATGGGTGGGTAGTCAGATGGAGCAGAGTAGTGAGGATCGTATCCTTCGGCATATAGATTTCCCGAATATACATACCCGGAGTAAACTTGTGAATCAACGGACATTCCCTTGGAGGGAGTTTCAGAATCTCCAAGTCCATTAGATTAAGCTCGTAGTCTGGATCACCATATCCGACTACATTCCTTGCATCAATCTTATCTGGGATTGTCAGCGTCATCTTGAAAGGAAGTAGTCGTTTGGTGAGGGAGAGAGTAGGTCAGACCCGATTAGGTTGTCTGCTCTGCTATAGTTAGCGAAGCGGATTGGAGCGGCAGTTGGTATCTCTACATTTGACATTTCCTTCTCTTGCTCTTGCACAGCAAGTGATAGGTTACTCAAGAACTCCTGCGCCTTGCGATTCTCACGCGAGTTCAATGCCAGCACAGCATAGATCATCGAATCAGGAATAAACTCGACCAACTCTTTCGGGTCAGTCAAATCAAAGTATTTCTTCGATGCGTAGATCGTTATGTTGTTACATCTTTTAGGAGTCCTAAACCTTCTAAATGTTGGATTAGAATCATTAGGATGATACATTGCTATAAGAGTTTTTGTATCAAGAATCGTGTCGTAAGCATATACACGAACTCTTCCTTTAGTAATAGGTTTTGATACTGCTCTTATTGCCCTATATTGTGCTGGAGTTTTAGATAGCTCCCCTCTCTTTAGTGCAGTTATCTTTACAAGACTATATGTTCCATATTCGTCTTGAGCTTCAAAAGCTAACTCTGAACCCTCGTCCTCATCTTTTTCAACCATGATTCCAATTTGATATGTATTGGTTTCATAGTCATTAAACAAGACGTGCAATCCGCCTGCCTCTACGATTCCTCTATGGCAAGATTGATGCGGTTGAAGAGCAAACGCATTTGTTGCATTGAACCATTCGTCGGCAAGCGACATTGATTCATCGCCCATCCAAGCAAGTTTGATTTGCTCATATCTATTAGGCAGAGTAAAGCACCCGTCAATGCAGCAGATTTGGACATACTCTTCTTGAGATGTCCATGCTCGCTTATTCCATAGTAGTCGCCGTGCTTGGTTTACGGCTTTAACTCCGCGCTCGTATGAACAAGTGCCAGAGTCGCCTACAAACCCCTTCACAAGCTCTACCATCTCTTCGAGGGTATCAGCCATAGGGATTATCGTTTCCGATAATTATTTCTGGTAGCCTTGCTTGGGAGTGCCAGCGGTTGTGTAGATGCTTGGCTTTTTCTTTCCCAAGTTAGGCATATTGCCCATACCTTCGCGGATCATGCCGCGAGTTGGCGAGCCTCCGCTCGTCAACTTCGGATCGGTTCCTTTTAGTGGTGTCATATGTTTTTGTGTTGTTGCTTGGTTTATACAGAATAGATCGCAACCCAATCTATCTGCGTAATTTGAGAAATATTGTTTTCAACTCGGATATTAAATCCAGTTGTCGTTTTGCTACCATCAACGATAGCAAACAAAGGTGTAGCTGATGCGCCGATTGTTCCATTGCAATATGGGGTAATTCCAGCGAAGAATACATTAGTAGCAAATGCTGCAAATGAAATTGTCTGGATAGAGTCTCCAACAGGAATTCCTGTAATAGTTCCCTTTCTTACAAGGAAGTTATCCTCAATAGCATTAATCTGGTTTTGAAGATCAGCCAAGGTTGCGTTGATTTCAGCAATCTCTTCTGGGGTTACATCACCAAGGCCCGGAACGTTGATAGTTCCATTTGAAAGAACTTGATCAATAAACTCTTGCAATACATCAGCCCAGTTACCAGTTGGACAAAAATCATCTGGAACATTCGGAAAAATAATTGAAGGGCTACTATCTTGATTGTCCATAGCGTTTAATTGATGATACTATATTCCCAATATTTTTCTTGGCAACACAAAAATGGCTCGCACTCTTGATTTTCTTCTGGGCAGTCACCAACTGGAGAGTCATCGTTGTTCTTGATGTTTGCCATCAATCTTACTCTGTCAACTGTAGCTGATCCAATTAGGTTAACTTTGATTTGGAATTCACTTCCCTCTACCGATGGTATGCCTGCCAAGTCATTGCACTCGCTTGGGTCAGGTGTGTAAAACTTGTAGCGTTAGTAGCGATTGCCACCCCTCTGCGGAATGCACTCAGTTACTTTAGGAGAACATGGATCACACCCATAGGTTGTAGGAACTTTTAGTTCTGACCAGCATGGATTGCTATCTGCGCGGAACTCGGCATAGCTTTCTACTTGTCCTTTAATCTCACTCATCCACATTTCTCCACCAGTAATCTTTTTACGGAGGAACTTGTTGGTAGCCCCGCTTCGGTTGAAATCATACCTGCCAGTTGTGAAGAAGGATTCGATCTGCCTAGTTCCATTCGGGCCGTAGTCATCGCCTTGAGCTGTGGTGAACTCGTAAAGTCGGTTCTTATTGTCTTTGTCGAACGAGAATCCGAATCCGCGCTTTTGACCATCAATCAATGCTGTGAGTAGCTGAGTTGGTCTAAAGCCTGTCCAGATACCATTCCAGCGAAAAGAAAGCTGTGCGTCCGGTGATGGTGAAGATGATTGGTCAAGGTCGAGAACTACCATCCCACGATGATACCTATTCAGCCCCTCTACACCTTCTGCGCGGTAAGTCTGTGGCGCAACTGTGCTAATGAGGTAGTTGTTGAAGAACATCGTAGAAGCGAACTGTTTCAACCAAGGAGTATCATTTGATACCCACTTGTTCACTTCTCTCGATAGTTTACGAAGTGAGAAGTATCTCGCAAATTCAGATTGGCTATTGGAATAGAATGCCCAACCATCATGTGACCTAAACCAGAGTTCCGAGTTAGCCAGTCCCACATACGGACTTGTGCATCCGCGCCCAAGGAGTGAGATGCGCTGGATGTTCGATAGATTCCATTGATCTCTTGGAATAGAGACATCCATTGAGAATGCTCCATTGCTAGTTAGGATAACAAGTTCACCTTGGCCGCGAAGGTTAGTTCCGATCTGTGGCATTACTTTCATCGCAGTGATATTTCCCATCATTGCTGGAGTCGAGAACGCGCCACCTTCTGCCCAGTAAGTAATCTCCGTGAAGTTCTCTGTATTGGTTGTATCAGTAAATCCGTTTCCGTAGATAATGTCAGATGCGTAGATTTGGTTGAACCTATCAGAAACAAAGACTCGCCCAAAAGCATACTCCATGATAGTTCCTATCGGCATCTTTTGGTTGTATGGGTTCAGTCTATAAGCAGGGATTGTTAAGTCACCATCCCATACGATTGCATTCTGGTATCCGTTCTGGATATACACTCGGTCTTCGGCCTGAACGAACCATGTGTGCATCATGCCCGGATCATTACCATCAATGATCTTGTATGCCGTTGCAAAGTTGTTTGTGATCTTTAGAAAGTAGATCACTCCAGATACCGAAATAAGTAATCCGTCAGCAGAGTTATACTTTACCGCCCTATAAGGATAGGCTCCTTGGAAGTTTCCATTCTGAATATCGTTAACGATAGTCGCTGATTGCTCTACTCCTGCAACTATAGGGATATTCCGAATGCTTGGTCTGGTTCGGTTAACTCCACCTCGGAATGTCCTATTTACCGACTCCGATATTATAGACTCTGGTAAATACGATGGATGAGTATCTGCGTCTTGCGCGATGATACTTGTGAATCCATCGAATACTGATCCATCTGCTGCCATTAGTTAAGAATGTCAGGCCAAGTGGCTATACATTGTAATAAGGAATTTTTCT